GGGCTATTCGACAGCGACGGGAGGATGCTCGACCGCTGGGTCTTCGGGCCGCTGGCAACCGCCGCGGAAGGTTCGCTCGTCCCGACATGGAAGTTGGAGGTTCTCTGATGGCGCAGACTATTCTTCCCAAGACCGGTCTGCGCACGTTCACCGAGGGTGACGCGCCTAGCGTTTGGGGGCCGGGCCTGAAAGCCGGTACGGAAACGTTCGAGGCGCGGATCGGGCTGACGTCGGAGGGCGATCCGAACGGAACGATCGCGGGGTCCTGGTACGGGCAGACGTGCTGGGACACGGTCGGCTCCATCATGTACGAATGCACGAAGATAGGGCCGGTGGGCACGGCGGTCTGGTCGCCGCGGCCGGCGCTGCCGACGGGCGCCGTTATCGGCGGAATATGGCAGTTGTTGCCGACTGGGTTCTTGCCGTTTGACGGAGCAATCCGGGTGCGAACGGCGTACCCTGCGCTGTTCGCGGTGTTGCCTAGCACGTTCAAGTCGGGCGACAATTTCACGCTGCCGCTGATCGACAACTCGACGGCTAAGGGAATGCTGTTCGGTATGGGCGGCGCCGGCAACGTTGGGACGGTTGTGGGCGACTTTGAGACGAGCGAGCACACGTTGACGGAGGCGCAGATGGGGTCCAAGATGGACGCGTCGCCGGTGCAAGAAGGAACTGGTACCACTCGACGGCTTGTGCGTGTGGTGCCGGAGACTGACACTTCGCCGTTCGAGAACCCAACCCCGTTCAAGATCGCGTTCAGTCCACGCCGGCTTAAGCTTCTCATCGGCATTAAGTTCTAGGGAGCCGGCCCGTGCCTTTGCTTAGCCGCAACGATGCACCGCAGTTCGAGCGTGGGGTCTGGCCTGACCTCGGGAACGACGCCGCGCCGCTGATCGTGGACGCGCGGAACGTTCGGTTCGACATCGGACAGGTCAGCCCGGTGCCCGGCGCCAAGCTGGTCCTGAATACGAATGTGCGTAAGCGTATCCGGGCGATTATGTCCCAATACGCTTTTGATCGGCAGCGTTTGTGGGTCGGGTTCCAGGACGGCATTTGGGAGCTGACGCCCACACAGTTTGTGCAGCAGTCCGGCGTGGTAAACGTTTTGCAGTTTGCGGCGTTCGGGAATTTCACGTTGGTGGTCAACGGAAACCGGCTGCACTCACAGCGGACGAACGGCACGGGCGGTTTTCCGCAGATACCGACGTCGCCGGATAAGGTTAAGTTTATCGCGGTCACCGGGCCGTATGTGCTACTGTTCGGGGAGCGCACGGTTTACTGGTGCCACACGGACAACATTGACGATTGGGACTTCTTCAATCCGGACAGCCGCGCAGGGTTCATCCCGATCCGGGACATGGACACGGAGATCGTGGCAGTCGTCCCGTACATGAACGGCGCGCTGGTGTTCTCGCGCGGGGCGATCTGGTCCGTGCAGATGACCGGCGGCGACTTCACCTTCGGGGTGACGAAGCTCCAGGCACGGGTGGGCACGATCGGGCGGGAGGCAGTCTGCGTCGCCAAGGGCATGATCTACGGGCTGGCGCAGGAGCAGGTGTGGGTGTCCGACGGAGTCACGCATGACTCGCTCGACAACCCGATGTTTCACGACAAGTTGTTCCGCGAGCTGATCGAGCCGAGCAGGATCAGCGAAAGCGTGGTCTGGTACGACGCGGCGAACGATCGGATCGTCGTCAATTTTCCGGTAATGGGTACAACGCAGGAGTTCGACGGCGCGGCGTGGAACCTGACCAGCCGGAACTGGTCGCCATTGACGACGGGTTACTGCGCGGTCGACCGGGGCGCGTCGTGGCCGGCGCAACTTCTGGCAACCGTGGACGGCTTCGTCTACGGACAGGGTGCGCAGGTTATCGCGCCAAACATCGCGTTCAGCAAGGGGTTGATTACGCGACGGACGGCAACGGTTGGTTGGACCTACGGCTTGTTCGACTATGGGAAGGCGCCCTACGCGGCGTTCGTCGCGCGGGAGCCGCTGCCCACGGGTCGGACGACGGCTGACGTCGTTATGACTTTCGTTCCGGCTGACGGGTCGCCGGAGGTGCAGCTGGACATCGTGCAGGAAGGATTGTCGGACGAAGCCTGGGTCGAGACGAAGGATCAGGACTTCGGCACCGACCAGATGAAGTACGTGGACCAGATCGTGGTCAAGTTGGAGGGTGCCTCCGACCGTGGCTCGCTGTTCTTCCGGTATGCGGTTAAGGACCGGATGAAGGAGCCGACTGTCTGGTCGCCGCGGTACGTGCTGGCGGGTTCCGACGTTCCGATAAACCTGGTTAATTCGGCGGGTCGTCCCGGCGTGACCGGTCGGTACTTCCGTTACCGGATTGAGGACGACTTCGTGCGGGCACGCTGGAAGTTGACCGGGATCGACACGTACGGCCGCGTGGTCGGCGGGAGGATGAGCTAGTGCAACAAGGTGCGGCGCCACATCCTGTCCCGGAGGAGCCGCCGGTTCCAGGCGGGGACTTGCGCGCGTGGGCGAGCGCGCTGACCGGGTGGCTTGCGCGGCTGCGACGGACGTTCGCGACGGAAGCCTCGGTTGACGCAAAAATCGCTGCGGCGATCCGGAAACACCTGGAAGCGGAGCATCCCTGATGGCTGGTGATCGGCAGAAGACTTCGCCATGGTCGGAAGCCCAGCGCAATATGCAGCTGGAGATGTGGCGTAGAGGCTCGGAGCTGTTTAATACCTGGGAGCCGAACCTCTACAGCAGATACGAAGGGAACATCAACGCGGGGCCGAGCCAGGCGACTAACCGCTATATCCAGATGCTCCAGAACGCTGCGCAGTACAACCCGCAGCTGCACAAGTTCGAGGGCATCCCGGGGTTCGATCTGGAGCTGGGTGGGCAACAGGTGCGGGATGCCGCCAACCAGCTCGGAACGGACAAGTGGCTGAGCCCGGACTCGAACCCGTATCTGCGGCAAACCGTGGAGGCGGCGACTGGTGACATCGGGCGACAGTTCACGCGGCAGACGCTGCCGGGGTTGCAGTCCGCGGCGGTCGCGGGCGGCGCTTACGGCGGCAGCCAGATGGACAAGTTGGCCACGCTGCGGAACACCGAGGCGCAACGGAACGCGCAGGGCGTCGCGGCCCAGATGTACGGACAGAACTTCGCGAATGAGCGGCAGCTCATGCAGCAGGGACAGCTTGCGCTCCCCGGCTTCTACAACGCGGCGGCGAACCTGGACGTGACGCAGCAGATGGTCCCGCGGCAGTTCGCGCAGTCGGAGCGCGCGTTCGCGCAGAACCAAGACCTCCAGAACCGACAGTGGCAGGTCGCGAACCAGCAGCGGCAACTGGGATATCAGGGCCAGGCGGGCCAGCTTACGGACGTGTTCCGGCAGCGGGATGCCGAGGAGCAGCTCCAGCGCTGGCAAATGGAGCAGCAGCGGCATATGGCGGCGCAACAGCTCCCGTGGCAGCGGTTCCAGATGGCGATGCCGCTGGCGTTCCAGAACTCCGGCCAGAACAATGAAGGGCCGCTCGTCGCAGCGGCAAGTGACGGTGGGGGCGGCGGTTTTGGCGGCGCGATCCAGGGCGCGCTTGGCGCCGGCATGGGCGTCGCGGGGCTTGCTCGCGGCACGGGGATGGCGGGCAATCCCTGGCTGATCGGGGCCGGTGCGCTCGCTGGCGGCGCCGGCGGCTGGTTCGGCTAAGGGGGAGGGACGACTATGACACTGTGGCCGGGCGGCAAGCCGAATACGAATGCGTTGCTGTCCATTGGGCCGGCGCAAGCGCCGTGGCTCGAGGTCGGCTACCCGCAGATGCCCGACGCCGGGTTCTGGGACTGGTTTCTGCGCGATCAGCCGATGATCGAGAGGATGCAACAGGGGCTTACGCCAACGGCGCAGGAACCGCCACCAGGGCCGCTACAGGGGCCGGTGCCGGCGCCCGGCCCACCACGTATGCTTTACGCAGAAGGCGCCACAGGGCAGCCACAGGCCGGGCCAGGGGCCTTCCCCGGCGAACCCCCGGCACCCATTGACCCGGCGTTCCTTGGCCTTGGCCAGCCCAGCGCGGGCGCTCCGTCCGGGATGTCTCCAATGGGTGACGCAGTGGCGTCGCCGGCGACCACGATGTTCGGTCAGAGCCTCGGCGGGCAAGGACCGTCCCCGGACAACGACTGGCTTTCCGCCACGGGCGACTGGCTCGCGGAGCAAGCCGGGATCGTCGGTCGCGGCGCAATGGGCCTCGGCGAAGCGTGGATGGAGCACGCGGTTAACGATTGGGACCCAACCCTCCGGTTCTTCGGGGTTGACCCGCGGGACCCGCTCGGGCTGGCGCCGGAAAGCGCAACGGCCGCGCAAGGCTTGTCGCCGTTGCAGGAAGAGTTTGCCCGGCGGATGGCGGCCGGAGGCGGCGAGCGACCGGGTGCGCAGAACCGGCCGGCGGGTCCGGGCGGAACGGGTCCGGGCGCCGGAGTCGGCGGGGGCGGAAGCGGCGGGGGTGGGATGTCCTACTCGCTCGGACGCTACCAGGCGCCGCCGCCGGTTCCTACTCGCGCGCTGCCCAACGCGCCGGACCTCTCGGGCGTTATGTCCGAGATCGAGGCGTCGGCGCCGCGCCGGCCGGAGGACGAGGAGCCGGACCTCATGGGCCGTTTGGCCCTGGGCACGCAGAACATGCTCCGGCTTGGGCCGCGCGCCAGCGTCGGCGAGATGCTCTTGGCGCTGGGCGGCGGGATAGCCGCAGGCGTCGGGCAGGAGGAGCGAGAAGCCGAGCGAGAACAGCGGTACTACGAGGAGCAGGAGCGGGAACACCGGCTGCGCATCGCCGACGCAAAACTCAAGGGTGTCGAAATCGGCGCGGAGTACGAGCAGAAGCGCGCCGACATTGATTACGAAAACCGGCTCGGCGAGTGGAAGCGGGAGGCGGCGATCCTGGAAGCGCACCAGCCGCAGGCGCAGATGACCGGGGCGGGACTGCTCATTCAGGACATCGGGCCGGATGGGGAGCGGCGCATCCGGATAGACAACCGGCCGGTGCAAGAGTTGTTGGAAATGCGGACGGCACTTAAGGGCTTGGGCGCCGGCCAGAACACGGTTAACCAGTTTACCCGACAGCAACTCAACCCGGACTCGCCGGAGGACCTCGCGTTCTCGTGGGCGCTGGACCTGATGGACAGTCCGGACCTGTGGCCCGTCGTGTACGGCGACAAGTTCGGACAATTCAACCAGGAGATCAACTCGATTATCGGGCAGAAGGACGCGACGGGCCAGCCGACGGCGTTCGGCGCGTATGCGAGTAACCTGACCGGGACGCAGGGCAACGCGATGCAGGGACAGCTCGCACAGCGGGCGCTTGCCCGGAAGCTCTGGATGGACATGATGAACAATCCGGACATACAGAAGCGCTATCTGGCGCTCCAAGCCGGACAGGCGCCGGGAGCCGTGCCATGACTGCGGTCCTCGGCATCCGTCTCAACAACCCGCTCAACATCAAGCGGACGGACCCGCGGACGGGTTGGCGCGGGGCGACCCTGGGCGTGCAGCACAAGACGTTCGAGTCGTTCGTTAACCCGCTGTACGGGTTTCGTGCCGGGGCGCGCATCCTGGTCAACTACGGGCGGCGCAACATTGCCAACCGGATCGACACGATTGCGGAGGCCATCGCGGTGTGGGCGCCGACCGCGGAGAACAATACTGCGCTATACGCACAGCTCGTCGCGCAGTGGAGCGGCTTCCCGTCGAACGCGCTTATTTGGTTGGAGGACCCCGAGGTGCTGGTGCGGCTGCTACCCGCGATGGCGCGAATGGAGGTCGGCACGATCGACTGGCCGGCGGTGCTGATCGAGGACGCTGTCAGGCTGGCCGTTACAAAGGAGAGCTGAAGTGCAGGACGGCCCCTACGTTGAAAGCGTCGTGCGCGCGCGGGAGCGCGCAATGAACGAGGTGCCGGAGCTGGTGCTGACGGCGTACTGTGTGTTTGTGTTGTCCGTGCTAGGAGGGCTGCTCCTTGGCTGAAGACGAACGGCTGCGGGACGCGGAAATCTGGCGGGCCAGAGCGGCCATCGGCCAGGAGGACCCGACAAGCTGGAGCCAAAACTTCCTGGCGTCCGGGATCGCCGGGTTCGGCGAGCTAATCGGGATTAGTCCGAGCCCGCAAGTTGAGGCGTGGCGGCAGAAGCACCCGCTGGGAGGGCTGACAAGTGAGCTGCTCGGGCCGGTCGGCTACTACACAGGCGCAGCGAAAGTCGGGCGGAGCGTGCTGGCCGGCAGCAAGCTCATGTCACGAATTGACACAATTGCAGACGGAACTCGGTATCCCCAGGTCGTCCGCCGTGCTCTTGGTGAAGTGGCGGCCATTGCGCCCGCGGAAGCGCTACGGCTGTCTGCTACCGCAGGTTTGGGCAACGATCTGTGGGAGGTGGGGACTGACGTCGCCGTCGGAGCTGCTCTGACCGGCGTGTTCGGCGCGGGCATCGGTCTGTTGGAAAGTGCTGGCAAGCGGACCGCACAACGGTGGTCCCGGCCGGCGAGTGACGCAACCGGACCGGAACAGCTCCAACTGCGTGAGTTGCTGCCGGACATCGAGAAGGGCACGCTACCGGAGCGGTTCAAGCCGTTGGTGGAGGAGTGGCGGAGCACGATCCGGAAGGAGCGCGCGGGCCGGGAGGGGATGCCGGGCATCCAGGTGCTCGACCGGAAGAAGATTGCGGAGCGCATCCCGGTCGGGAGGCGCACGCAGCAGTCATACATCCGGGATGAGTTGGAGGGCGCCGGCGATGCGGTTCAACTTAACCGTGCTTTCTTTGTCCGATCGGGTGTGGCTAAGCCGGGTGCTCGGACCTTCGCGGCGCCCTTGGCCGTCGCTGGTCGCGGCCGTGCCGGTTTCCAGGGGCTCGAGTCGGCCGAAGAACTGGCGGACGTGGAACTGCGTGCCGGTCTTATGCCGAACTGGGAAGCGTGGGCTCAGTTCCCCACGTACCGCGCATTTCGCGAGCCGAAGGTGGCGGCTAAGTTTGAGGAGAAGATTGTCCAGGAGAACATGAAGCCGATCGGCGACGGCTGGTGGATTGCGCGCGAACGCGGCCGGGCCGGGATGTATGTCCTGGCGAAGAAGCTGCCGGGCCGTGGGCAGGTGACGGTTGAGTCGCGCACGATCCCGAACGTCGCGGAGTGGACGTTTCTAAAGACCGACTCGCCGGGGTTCTTCACGCCGAAGGCCGGCTCGCTGGCCCGGACGACGGACGCACAGAACGCTTTCTGGCGCCGCGTGGACGAATTTGCCGAGGCTAACCAGCCGTCGCCGGTGTTTAACGCCACCAAGACCCTGGTGGACCAGACGCCCCTCACCTTGTATGAGGGGGCGCCCGGCACGTCGCTGGCGGCCAAGGGCGGGCAGGGTGCGGTCAAGGTGTTGGGCAAGCTCCTGGACGTGGGAGACACGAGCGGAGCGCGCGACGCGCTGGGCGCGTTCGGCCGCGCCTTCTTCGTTCCGACAGCGTGGCAGTTTATCAAGCATCCGGCGGCGCAGCGCCTGTGGCACATCCGGCGGGCCGCGTTCGAAATGGCCGAGGCGAAGGCGACCCGGCTGGTCTACGGGGAGGCGAAGCTCGATCCGGACAAAGCGCCGTGGGTCCAGCTTCTGAAGTCGCCCTCGTCCGACGACAGTATTGCGGGGATGATCGACAAGCTGGACGAGAAGGACCTGGGGAACCTTGGGCGCGTCCTGTTCCGGGGTGGTGGGTTGCAGACGGCTGGGGAGCTGGGCGCCTCCCCACGGCTGACCAAGCTCTTGCAGACGCTACAGGACGAGGACGGACGGGAAATCGCCGCGCTCCAAAAGCTCCAGGACCTCACCGGGGACAAGCGTGTCCGGGCGCATCCAGAACACTTCTGGCTGTCCCGGAGCTGGAAAGGCGAGCACCGGGCGCCGGTGTACGAGGGCGACACGGTGGTTGCTCTCGGTTCCGGCAACAACCGGCAGCAAGCACAGGACGAGGCACGGTTCCTGGTCGACGAGCTGCGGAAGCAGGGGCGGAACGTGTCGTACCGGGACGAGGTGTTCCGGTTTGACAAGCGGGACGACCTGCGGTTCCTCACCCGGCTGACCACGAGCCGACCCGTGCTCCGCATGGTCGGCGCACTCCGCGAGGAGTGGGCGATGCGGAACGCCGGGCGTCCGGGCTTTTTCAAACCGCGGCGGGGAATGGGCGGCGCAACCGGCGAGTTCCGTCCGTTTACGAAGGAGGAGGTTCTCGACGCGGTGAACAAGCACGTTCACCAGCTTGCGAAGTATGAGGCGGAGCTGAGCGTGAACCATCTCACGTTCAACGACATGGCGAACCTCAGCGTCGAGAACCCGGCGATCCATGCTCAGCTCCTTCAGCGGACGGACGATCTGGTTGGGAAACAAGGACCGACCGCAACGCTGGTTAACGCGTGGGCGGACAAAGCTCTAGGTGACTTCGTCGGGAAGGACAGCGCCACTCGGCTGGTCCGGTCGGTCAACTCCTTCATGCATCACACGGCGTTCGGGTTCTGGAACATCGCGCACGCCGGGCTCCAGCTCGGGACGTTCCTGCAAACCGGGTTGCCCGAGCTGGCTTTCATCCGCGGCGGGCACACCGAGCGGCTGGCCCCCTTCTACCACACTTTTATGCGGGCGGGACCGGATGGACTGCCCCGCGAGTTGCTTTCCTCCATTAGCCCGATAAAGACGGCCGCTGAGGGCCTTCGCCTCCTCCGACAGCCGGACGCAGAGTTCATCGAGGCTCTGAGCAAAGCCCGAAACGATGGCATAATAAATCCGCGCATATCGGAGGCATGGGTCGGCCCCGAGAGCACAATGCGGGCAGGGTTCGGTAAGGCGCTCCAGGAAGGCGGGCTCGGCAAGCTGTTGCTCAAGATCGGCTCGCTGCCCGTAGAGAAAGCCGATGAACTTGCACGCGCCCATGCGTTCGCAACCGGGTGGGCAGTAGGCCGCCGCCTGCTCGCGCGCGATCCCGGCGAGGCGTTCCAGTTTGCGCGCGATTTTACCCATCGGACTATGTACGGCTACGCGGTCAGCGACCGTGCGCGGGTATTCACGGGACCGTTTGGTGCGGCTCTTGGCCTCTTTAAGAATTGGCAGATGCACTACATCATGCAGATGGTGGACTACGCCAGCTTGGGCGCTTCCAAGGGCGACTGGCGACCGCTCCTGTGGGGCGTCACCGGTTCCGCGGTCCTCGGCGGGCTGCCCGCTACCGGCGGGCTGTATTGGGCGGCAGACTATTTCGCCAAGGATATCTTCGGAAAGAAGATCGACGAGCTGTGGTACGAGCAATGGCCCCGCGGGCAGTCGGGACCAAATGTAAGCGATGCCGTTTTCATGGGTGTACCCGGTTTTCTGCCGACGTTGGCTGGGCTGCCAGGGTTTTCCCTCACGTCGGCCACGGCTATGCCGGGCGGCAATCCGGCGCGCGACGTCGCGCAGCTCATGTCGTTTGTCTACTATGATCGCATGAAGTATCTCGGTCGAGCCGTCGGAGAGGCGTTCGAGGCGAGCGAGGCTACGGGCCAGAACCCCCTGCGCAACGAGGGCGTCCGCGCTAACCTCAGCCGCGCACTGGCTCCGCGCGCGCTCTACCGGGTCATGCAGCAAACTGAGGACGGCGTAATCCGCGCCTCGGGTTCGCTTTATCCACAGGTAGACGGGCTCACGCCGAGCGAGCAGGCGCTCTACAGTCTCGGGTTCAATCCACATAAGCTCGAACTCGCGTATAGAGTGAACGACAGGTTGTGGAACAGCGCTGAAGAAAAGAAGGCGCTGGTGTCGGCGATGGGCCAAGCGTTTGCCGCAGCGCAGCAAGCCAGGGACTTTCAGGAAATGGGCCGACTGCAAACTCGGATGATGTACCTCGGGGTTGACCCGGACTCGGTGATGGCGTCGGCTCGGGCATACGGCCAGAAGTATCGGGAGGACATGATTGAGCGGCAGGGGGACAAGCAGGCGGTCGCGTGGTATCAGCGGCTGGGGTTGGTCGGACAATAGAGCACCCAGCCAACCAGTCCTCCACGAGGTTGACCAGTTCGAGGCACTCCCTCCTTGTGTAATAGTTGCCAGCGTAGGCGTATAGGCGGTCGCACAGCTCGTCGCGATCTTTCCAATCCAGTCTCATGACAACCCTCCTGTTGTCTCGACCCTTCCGGTCGGCTTGTACAACTTCTCGCCGGCCCCGCCGAAGAGCCCGGCCTGGATCATCTCCGTCATGTGGCCGCCGAGCTGGAGGCCCTGGATAAAAGAGACGACCTTGTTGGCGGCCGTCCGTGTTTGCAGGTAACGGTGGATTTCGCTCTCGGGAACGCCGAGGCGTCCTTCGCGCTCCAACTCCGCGTGCCGCAGGAGCAACCACTGCGCGACATCCTCGTAGATGTCCTTGTCCGAGGCACGGCGTAGCTCCTGGAACATCTGGTGGTAGCCGGTTTCCGTGTCCTCCAGAAGGGCTTTTGCCCACATGAAGTCGCGCTCGCTGACCTGGTTGCGACCGTCGCAGGTTGCCCGCAGTATCCCGATCTTCAGGGCTTGCAGCCAGCGGCGGGTGTTGTAGTCCGCGAGCTTCTCGTGGGTAGGCGCGGGTTGCCAACGGTCCCTGGCCCACTGACCGAACAGGGCGAGGGCGCCGGGGGTCATGCCGACCGGCTCGTGTCGGTCGCAGAAGCTCTCCAACCGGGCGGCCAGGGCTTGGGCGCCTCGACGGCGTTCGGCGCTTTGCTCATCCACCTCGAACACGCCCATGGAAAACGGCACCTCTTCCTCGGAAAAGGCGAACAACGTCCGAGAGCAGAAGCCCTGGGTCCAGGCGTGCTCGGGTAGGATGTTGCCCAGGACCGAGGGTTGGACCCCGGCGAAGAACGTCAGGAACGGTTGTTCCAGCCGCAGGAGCTTCTTGTCCGAGTGGCGACGTGCCTCCTCGAAGTACGGCAGGTTGTCCCAGAGCTTGGACCAGTGCGAGATCAGGTCCCGGTCGTACTCGTGGAGGAGGATGGATAGCTCGTCGGTCATGAGCGACGCGCCGACCCACACGTACATGCCGGAGCCGTTCTTCTCGGTGTGCAGGTGTTTCGCCATCTCGTCGAGCATCGAGGCGCGGGTTACGCTGTCGGGGAGAACCCCGGCAACGCCCTCCTTCATGTAGGAGAGGACTGCACGGGCGCCGTTCATCGCCATTGTTTTCCCTGTGCCGGGCGTGCTTACGAGCACGACGTATAGGTTGGGGAAGATCGGGCCGGGCTTCGTCGGAAGCCACCGGCGCCGTTGGACTGCGGCGCTGGCCGCCATGACCCCGGCCCACCGGCGGTACAGCGGCACGGTCGGGATCGGGGCGGCCCAGCGCTCGAAGTCGTCTAGCCAGTTGGCCACGGCTGGCCGTTAGGGTGCAACGGAAACGCTTAGACGTTCCCACACCCAGCGCCGGATCATCCCGGCGAGCTTGGGCATGTTGCGGCACAGGCGGGGCTGCCATACGACGGTGTCTTCTCGACCGTCGTACCAAACCATTGTTATGCGGACAATGGCGAGCGGTGCTGTAGGCGGGTTCATGCGCTTAGCCTCCGGGTTAGCAGTTCTTGAAGCGACGCGCCGCCGTTCGGCTTGTGTTGCCGCGTGCGGGGGTCCGGTTGGCCGGGCTTCCACTTGACCATACCGTCGGGGTCGGACCGGCCGTCGCACCAGCGCCAGCCGACCTTGGCTTCGGAGGGGATGCAGAAACGGCGGTCGCCGTGCAGGATCGGGAAGCCGGCGAGGTCACGCTGATCGTCCAGGATATGCATGACACCGGCGCAGAAGCCGTCGGTCTGGTCCTCGGGCACCTGGAACAACACGCTGTCGTGGGTTTGCCCGAGCCATTGCACGCGACTGCCGAAGGCGCGCCAACACCGCAGGAGCCCTTCGTTCAGGCTGTCCACCTGCCCGGACTGCGCGAGGTACGCTACGGCTTCCCGCAGGGTTGCGTCGTCTCGGAGGCGGCCGAAGAACTGCCGGCGCCGGCCCATGTACGTGGTCAGCTCGCCGGTGGATTGTAAAACAGTCGCAGTGTGTCGGTGCCACTCCGGGATCGGGAACTGATCGAAATAGCGCCGCTGGAAGTCTTCGACAACGCGGACGGGGATATGGAGAAGGCGCGCAAGCGTCCACGGTGATCCCAAGTAATTAGTAGCGTGCCCCAGCCGCTTGCACACGTCCCGATAGGACCACTCACCATAAAACTTGCGTGACTCAGCGTCGGCACGGTCGCGCACTCCGAAGCACATTTGGGCGACGAGCGTGTGCAGGTCGCCGCTTTCGCAGGCGTCGAGGTAGGTGCTGTCGCCGGTGCAGAGCAGCACGTACCAGCCGGTGATCCGGCTCTCGGCCTGCTCCTTGTCGATGTTAACCAGCTTGTAGCCGGGGTCTGCCACGTAGATTTCGCGCACGGCCGGCGGTTGGTTTTGCATGTTGTCGCCGGTGCCGAAGGCCGACCTCCGGCTGGACCAGCGGCCGGTTTCCGTTGCCGCCACTCCGTAGAAGGTCCGGGCGCGCCTGTCCGGGTCGATGCCTTTGCGCAGGAACTTCAGAGTGTCACGATGCTTCCGGGCGTGGAGGATCAGGTTGACGAAGGGAAGGGCGTCGAATCGCTCTTTGTGTTTTTCCAGCGCCTCGCGGTTGAGCGACAGCCGCTTCATGCCCTTGAACGAGATAAACAGCTTGGGCACGCGCAGGAACTCGTAGAAGAACGCGAGCAGGCGCGGGTATGAGCGCGGGTTGAGCGGGCCGAAGCCGGCGGCTTCCGTCAGCTCGTTGAGCAGGGCGCAAACCTGGGCCTCCTTGGCCTCGAACTCCGCGGCCTTGGCGTCCCGGCGCTCCAGGTCAACGAGTATCCCGCGGAGCATCATCTCCAGGGCGGGCGCCTGGAGCTGGCGCTCGAACTCGTAGATGGTGGCCGACGGCGGGTGCGACCGGAGGTCGGGCTCGAGCGCTTGCCAGACCTCCATAGTGATGCAGGTGTCGAGGCCACAGTAGAGGGAAAGGATGTCGTCGGAGGACAGCGTGTTGGCGGCGAGGGCGGCGTCCAGGTCCGCGGTGTGAAACGTGCGCATGGGCGGTTACTCCCTGTAGGTTAGGCCGCAGTAGCCCTTGTCGGTGCGGACCGGGGGCTTGCCCGGCTCGCTGTGATCCATGAGCCAGTTCCACGCCATGCAGGCGGAGGCGATGCAACCGCCGCTAGTCTCCTCCCCGGTTGGTTGTAGCAGGATGCGATTAAACGGGCCTAGTCCGTGTTGCAACTTGTAACCCGAACCGGCTCGCTCGCCAGTGATGGCGCGGACAAACGGGCACCACTTGATCCGGGCTTCCTCCTCGGTGACGATCATCGGTTCACCTCGTCGTCACGGGGATCGCGCGGCTCCTGGTACAGCGGGGGAAGCAGCGTGGCATCCGGCGGCAGAACACCGGCTGCGCGCAATATCTTGTCCGTTTGTGTCGGTTGCACGGGCGGGTCGAGCGGCATCAGGTCCTCGTGCATTGGCAGCCAGTTCTGCGCGGGCGCAGGCGTGGGCGCGACCCAACCCGGCACGGAGCGCTCCTCCACACGGAGCTTGAGGCTGCGGGCCAGCGAGACCCCCTCGCGCATACCTGGCGACCAGCCAAGGTCGAGGTAGACGGCGACGAGCGAGGCACGGGTGAGCCAAGCCCAGCCGCACATGAGGCCGGTCCGGCGGGAGGCGTCGTGCGTGTCGTCAAGGAACTGCGTGTAAAACAGGTGGGAGGCAAAGGGGGCTTCACCGCGGGCAAGGCTGTCGGCGATGGCGGCGCGGGCGTACTCGGCGCGGGCGTAGACGCCGCCGGGCTCGCGTTGCGCGGCTTCGTCGCCGCGGTAGGGGCTCTCCACCACAACGCACTCGCGGTTGCGGAGTGCCGTCAGGAGGGCGCGGTGGGCAGCACGGGTGTTAGGCATCGAAGTTCTCCTTGTCATCTGTGACGTAGTTAGTCAGCCGATCGGTAAGGCTTCGGCTCGGCGCCGAAACTCGATTACGCCGCCCGGATGGGCTATCAATATAGGACCGCCACGGATGTCCCAGTATTCAACCCAGATGCCGCCCGGCACACGCTTTATGCGGCCGATCGAGGGCCGCCTGTCGTAGCCCGGCGTCATCACGCACCCACCGAACACCAGCGGCTTTGTTTTGAGCGCCGCGTCCAGAAGGCGCATAAGCAACCCATGAGCGAGGGCTTTGCAGAGCATCGCTTCTCCCTTCCCATAATCAGTTGGCGTCGAAATCTGTTTTGGTTTTGATCACCATCTCAGCCAGCGCTAGC